AAGAAAACCCAAAACTAAAAAACCTAAATTAGGAGCCAAGCCATGTCTGGACGAGGAATTAAAATCGCAATCGCAATCACAAAAGAAATCATCCCCCTCATCATCAAGCTGCTCCAAGAAATCGACAAAGCCAAAGCGCAAAACAGCCAAGGCGGCAGCAAAGTCACCAAAGCCGAAAGACAGCAAATAGCTCTTGAGATGTCATTGGCGATCGTGCCTGAGCTTCATGATATTATTGAAAACATAATCAACAAAGAGGCTTAAAAATGGACGGGTCAACCATTGAGTTTCTAACAGGGCCAGCGTCGGCCCTTGTCCTTGCTGTTACGCTTCTTAGTGGCCTCTATCGGCTT